TAAATTGTTCTATAACATAATGTGCAAGCTCATCTGCTGTATCTTGTGGACACTTGCAGACTCGCTTGCTCATTGTTAATATCTTTTGGTAATGACTAGTCAAAAATTGATCAATACTCAAATTATCTGTTATATGTTTTATCGTAAAGCTTTATTGCTCTGTTAATCCATTGCATTCCAGGTTGAGATTGTATTTGATACCTCAATGGAAGCACATCTTCAGGTTGTTCTAAATATGTACGTTGATCCATAATGTGGCACCAAACTATTACATTTCTATATCGTTCGACTGTGTATTCAAACTCATCACCACTCCATCGTTTAAAACTAACATCAGTTGTATAGTCTGAAGTATTAGCTGCTCTAAATACAGTTTCTAAATCTCTAAATACAAACTCTGGTGAGCAACCTGTTTTAACGAGGCCAATAATGGCATACAAGTCATATCGATATACTGTGAACCATTTACTATTTGCGTACCTTTTCATTAGTAAATGAAAGAATCCAATTAGTATTAACTTCTCTTCTGGTACCTTTCCTACTAGGTGTTTAGCCTCTACTGGTAAATCTATTTCCATGTTGTATTTATCTAGAATAGTCCAGACGCATTTTGAGCATCTTTGGTTGCGATAGCTTTCTCTTTATAGGTATATTGTAACCAAATATCATTGGCTTCTTTGGTGAGCTCTATAAATCCTTTACTATGCATTTGCTTTACATTGTAGATAACGTCTTTCTCATGTGTGCAATGTATCCTTGATTGTATGATCGATAGAAACTTTATTCTTTGGGTTCCATCTTTAGTTAATTTCTTGAATAACGCGAGCATTTGCTTTTGAATACCATTTACTTTGGTATCATTCCAAATGGATGCAGGTATCTTTAGGTCTGCATGGTTGTAGGTTAGATCGTATTTTCCTTTCATGATTCTCTCAAGTTTGTATCTTCTAGTATAATTCTATCACACATTTCCCAAAGGCGATCTATTACTCTGATACCATATTTTTGTGTTAGTTCTTCTTTATTCAAGTTAGTTGTTAATAGAAGTCTAATTGGTTTCTCAGCTACTTGATTAACATCATACAGTCTTTGAATAATATATGCTATTGGATCTAGACCATTACCAAAGTGTTTAACATCTTGTTCTAATCCAAGGTCATCTATAACGACAGTTAGATTTTGAAATTCAATTTGATTATTAATCATTGCTCTAATACCATCTACACCATTCATTTGATATTCTGTTGCAACTTGATGTGAACTAACCATTCTAGATTTGCGTACTAATGTAGTTTTGCCTACACCTGGTAATCCAACTAGGATTGTACTGTTACCTTTAGCTAATTGATCTTTAGCTTGTTCTCTGTTTAATTTAAATGTCTCCATAATTTTTATTAAATGTTTTTACTCCAATACTTTTGTTTATTTTTGTATCTGTTTTACTTTGTTTTGTTTTTTCTTCTGCTTGTAACCATGCTTCAGTATAGCATTCTTCTGTAATATAGTTTATTAGGGATTTTACGTATCCATTAGATACCTTTAGATATCGATCTAGATTCTTGAGTGCAAGCTTTGCTTGTTCAGTATCTAGTTGTTTAAACTTCTTTAGACCATGCTGGCGATTACCAATTCTATTCTTTGGATACAGTTCTACGATCTTGAAAAAGATCTTTCCGAGTACATCGTCTATATTAGTATTATCTTTATTTTTTGTGTTATTTAATTCTTTGTGTTTGTCGTCCCTTTGGGGTACTTCTAGTCGTGCCTCTGGGGCACTACTAGTTGTACCACTTTGGATACTACTAGTAGTACTCGAGAGATATGACAAGATGTGTGCTTCATTAACTGTATAATGGTTTTTAGCAGGTACACCTCTTTTAACTACAGTAATAAATCCTTTATCTTTTAGGACCTTTACTGCTTTTCTCAAATAATCAAGAGAAATTGGTAGATCTTTTAATATACGAGATTGTTGTTGGTAAAATCCACCATCTTCAAAGAAGTTAGATTGTAGATCGATAAAGTGCTGTAACACTAATGTGGCGTGTAGACCTATGTCGTTAGCCAAGTCTTTGTTAATTACCCAATATGCATGGGTACCTAGAATTTTCTTTAGTTGCATTGATTCATAAATATATTATTTTTATTCTGTTAACTATATGCTAGTTGCAACAAATAGTTTCACATACTATATATACATGTTACTTCACAAAAAAAGATCGATTAACTTTTTACAGCTAACCGATCTATAACCAAAAAAAATGAGGAATTCTAAAATTCAAGTATTATACACTATACCCTAATGTTAGTTTCATAAAAAAGGGTCAGCTGCGTTCAGCCGACCCTTTAAATTCAAAAAATAGTATATTACGAAAATATATGCGTAACAGTTATGCCAACTAATTACATACTATATATCAGTAAAAAAGGGGTCAGCTGTACAGCCAACCCCTTCAAAGTAAAAAATAAAAAACATTATATAAATAATGACAACATTACGTTGTGTGTCAATGAGTAAATGGCAGTAAACTCATTGACTAGTATTATATATCCCCTTCTTCAATTGTTTCCTGACTCTTTTTTACTCTCCATGACCAAATAAAGCCAATGAGTGTAGCAGCTGCACCAACAGCTTCGAGTAATTCTGATTCAGTGAACAGTCCGTTTGTGACTAAAGCACCACCAGCCAGCGTTAAAGCGTGTCTGATGAAGCCGAGTAGTTGATCTTGTGTAAACATATTACTTTTGTTTTTTTAGTGAGTTAATAATTTTCTTGGTATCTAATACCTTTTGATCATCGGCGAATGGACACTTGTCTGGATCATCAGCTAAACCGCCAAAGATAAAGTCAGTGCGTTCACCGTGTTTGAGTTTGCCTACATTAGCTTGAATGTTATCGTGCATTGCGTAGCCAAACTTCTCAACTTCAGTAGCAACCCAAACTACAGTACTCTTGAGTCCCATAGCTGCAGCTGCATGTTGATAGATTGAATCTATTAGAAGTCTTTTGTCAGACTCTTGGAGCACTACCAGAGACTCTCTAATATTTAGATCAGCGGTATGTTTAGCACCATTAATTTCAAGCTGACCATTAGCTCTCAAATGAATTAACTCATATTCATCAGCAAACTCATTTAGTACGTCTACTACTTCCTCTAATGGAAGATCACGTGACCAAGAGTAACCTTGAACGTGACCACCATTAGTTTGGAATGCTAGTATTGGTTTCTCAAAACCTGATAATATCTGTCTAACTTTACTGCATTCAGCTTTATTTAGATAGATTTCAGGTTTAACTGATTCAGCTTTGCCATTAACCATTAGATTAAAAGTTGCACTCAAATCAGATTTATTTTGTATGAAATCTTGTTCTCTATATGGGTCATGGAATATGAGTTTATCATACTCCTTTAGCTCATCAGTAAAGTATCTCAAACTGTTGAAGTCTAAAATCTTGTTAACATTAGGATTACCTAACCATATAGATGGATGTGCAGTCAATACATCGACTTGATGTCCTTCTTTGTGTGCAACTTTTATAGCACCTGTGGCAGCGACATTCTTGCCGATGCCGCCTTCGATGTTTAAAAGTATCTTCATTTAGTCTAGTTCTACGATAGTTGCCGTGTATCCTAGACCTTCGAGTGTCTCTTTTACTTTTGCGTTTGCGAATGCCAAGATGTCAGCACCGTCGGTTGCACGATCATATGCATACTGAAAATCAGCTACAATCTCAACTCTCAAGTTATCTTTACCTGCAGTAAATGCAGCTTCATCAACCCAAAAGTCTGGGTATGCCATCACCATATTACCTTGTAGGTTTAGTGCAGCGTTTGTGCGAGCATATGCAGCGTCTAATGATTGACCTGTTGGTTGTTCGAAATTACCTGTTACGTTTAATGCCATAATATTATGTGTTTGTTTGTTATTAGGGAGTATATGTTACAATAGCTCCAGTGTTATCTATTCCGATTCCTAGGGTAGTCAATCCATCAGGTGAAGTAACTACGATGCCTTTACCAACTTGTAATGCTTCGTATTGGCAAGATGCAGTTGTATCAGCTCTAGATGCTGTTATGTTACACCCAATTGCCACCGCGTTTTGAGCAGTAGCCGACGCCGACCAACCATATGCTTGCGCTCCTGTTGCACTAACCTGGGCATCCTTTCCAATGGCAGCAACACCTGTTAGAATGCCTGTTTGTCTAGCACCACATCCGATGCTGATGGCACCTGCATTACCTCGAGAATCCGAGTTTATACCTATCGCTATATTTTCACTCAAAATTTGAGCTTTAGCATTCTTGCCGATGGCAATGTTTTGACCACCGCCAACGGCTTGCGCCCCACAGCCGACCGCAATTCCGAAGCCACCACCAGCACTTGAAGCCGTATGCCCTAAAGCCACACCGAATTGACCACCACCTCTCGTGGCATGTCCTATGCTGATATCAAACTGCTGTGAAGCTTGCGCGTCATTGCCAAGTGATATCGAGCAGTTTCCTGCGCCAGTAGCTGGTAGTGTAGTTAGTGAAGAATCACTAATCATAGAATCAGTACCAGTGCCTGATACTAAACCTGCAGCTCCACCACCTCCGACAGGTGTAGAGTCAATCTGAAGTGCACCTGCTGCAGTAATGTTTAATCTACGTGCAGTTGATCCAGCGTCATTCATAATGATACCACCAGCTGTTGGTGTTGATGCTGTCTGAGTTTCTAATGCTTTGACTGAAACTGTATTAACTGTAGCAGCCGTTACACCTGAACCTAATCCCACAGCTCCTGATGCAGTTGCTTTCGTGGAAGTTCCGATGCTAATAGAATCATTAGCTGTAGCTCCGTTTTGATCACCTACGTTAGTACCTCCATAACCTATAGCAATTGAACGATCTCCATCAGCTTCAACCCCATATCCATCACCAGCTCCAATACTAATCGCACCTTCACCTCCAGCTCCACTACAGTTAGATTCACCGACACCGATTTGTATCGATTTAACAGCATATGCTTTAGTAGTAGATCCTATGTTGATCGCATTTTCTGCTGTTGCTGGTTGATTATCTCCAGCCCCAGATCCAATACTGACCGTTGACGGAGCATTTGCTTCCGCCCCAGCCCCTAATGCAATCGAGCCGAGACCTGCAGCATCAGCAGGAGAAACCGTTAAACTTGCAGCTGACTGCATAGAGTCTGTACCAGTACCTGATTCTAGACCTGCAGCACCTGCTGGTAAACCAGAGACTGTAGCACCTGTAAAGTCTACTGTACCTGAAGTGAATGAGACACCTCCTGTTCCTATTTCTATAGTAGATACATTTGCTAATCCATCTACTAATGGTTTTTCTGTAGCACTGAGTGCTCCGTTATCACTAGTTTTCAGTAGACCTTGGTATGATGTACTGATACTATTTCCTGTTAATGGTACGTTTGCCATGTTTTATTGTTATTATAGTTTTTAGGGTGCCCAGACTCTCGTCTCAGCTTCCCAGTTTCTTGTGTTAAAATTCCATATAAATGGAGGTGGTGTTGGAACTCCATTACAAGCTGCATCTGCAATAGCATACCACCAAGAACCGTTTAGAGGTTGTGTTTCTCCATAGTGATCTGCAAGTGCAATGACCCAACTTCCATTAACTGGAGCTGTAACACCCTCAGCTATACAGAGCGCTTGTAACCACGAACCATTGACTGGTTCTGTTGCACCTAGGTATATTGCAGCAGCAGACACCCATGTGCCTCCTGTAGGTTCTGTAATAGCATCACTAGAAATACATTGAGCATAGTCTCTTGTTACGTTTAAAATATCCATCTAATTAGAAATATAATTTTAATTTGAGTTGTTCGCCTTCTTTAGATATACCTTTAGCTTTTTTACGTTAGTATTAGTAGCTTTAGTATGTTGCGGAAGGGCCGCAGTCTGTGCAGTCGCCGTATTTCTCTTCATAGTAGTTTAGATTAGATTGTCCAGTAACTAGTCCACTAAAATATGGATTTCTTTTGTCTGGCATCATGCCGTCCGTGCCAGGTGCATCATATTGCGGAAACATTCCAGGATTATCTGAAAAGTATTTGACTAGTCTTTTGTTATAGAACTCTGCTAAATCAAGCACAGTTGTTCTCAAATATTTTAACTCTTCTAAAGTAGTAGGTGTAGTCTCTTCACTGGAGCCATTTAGGACACCCTGGTTAGCTACTTTATACTTGATCGATGGTAACATTAGATAGAGAGCATACTGCATCAGGGTCTGTGCTATGTAGTCCTTTAGTAATGTAGTTTCGTTAGCATTTAAATCATCTGCTACTACTCCATCTTTGATTCTATCATATAACAGAGTTCCTAATGCGTTTTGAATATAGATATCTTGAGCTTGAAGTATGTGAGGTGTGATCTCGTTCATGCGCACGTTGTCATCCAACTGCGTCCATTGCTTCAATCTTTGTTCTGATACTAATAGTACTGTATTTGACATGTTAGTCGATTGTTATGTTTTCTTCAACTGCTGGATCATCAGCGTCTGTACCTATTAACATAGGAGTTGGTTCGATCTCTAGTTTGACGTTTAGACCATAGAGGTTTAACATGTAACCAAATGATCGAAGTATCTTCTTTTGCTTTGGTAACACTACAGTGTTCATAAAGTGTGAGTATGATGTAATGATCTCTTCTGAGTTTGAGCTGAATCCTGCGCCATCTTTAATACCAAGTAGTAGCGGAGATGTGATTCTATGTGCAGTTAGTATGCGAGAAGTGATTCTTTGCTCAAGTGTTAGATAGTATTCGTCGTTAGTTGACTCTATCGGGGTAACTTGTAGTTCTTTTCCTGGCTCTGAGAAAGCCAAAAAGAAGCGGCCAGCATTGTCTTCTCCTGTGAAAGTATCCTCAATCTCTCTGTAGATATCTCTTCGTTCTTCAGGATTTGGTACTCCGTTTCTAAATTGCACAAACATGGAGGGGGCAAGTCCGTTGGAGATGTTGGCGTTGTGAAATCTCGATACACGCGCATCAAGCTGAATATCATTAACACCACCGATATAACTAGGTAAAGAGTATACCTCGTTTCCTGGGGTATAATTCTTGCAATAATAGATTTGACTCGCATTATCACCTTTTGTATCCGTAACGCTAAATGCTGCATATTCAACTGGTTTATATTTTCTGATTTGTGACCAATCAGATGAATACCAATATGAGTTTATGTTATCTTCTTCATCTGGCTTTCCTGATCTAACATTAGCACAAGGCAAGTGATAAATCTCAGCAATTCTTGTACCTTCTTTATTCCATACTAGGTTTAGTGTATATGATCCATATAAAGTGTAATCTAATGCAATTTTATCGAAGACTTCATTGATAGTCTCGCCATCTGAGTTAATGTATTCTTCACCCCAATCTACTATGCCTTCACCTACGATACCATCTTTAATAGCATCAATACATGTGTGGTTCATTGCAGAGGTATCATATAAATTGACTAACTCTTGTGGGAATAGATTGTCATTACCGAATGCAATCCATTCCTTTCCTCTGACCTCTCTAATTACTGGTAACTCCATAGCTTCGAACTTGGAGCCTTTGATAGAGTATAATCCTTCTGGTATATTTCTCATAGTTTAGTGTTAATAATTTGGGCGATAGTATACATCTGCCTTTCTTGTTTCGTTATTAGATATGTATTCTTGTTCGCCAGCGTCGCCTCCTGGATCTGTAATGATCTTGACTATATCTTCATGATAGATTATATCAGGTTGTGCTGCAGCACCTTTACCTATATAGTAGGTATAAAAGCCATTCTTGTGTTCTTCATCCCATCCTGTAGGGAAGTTTACAGTAAATCTTGCATATCTTGTAGTTTCTTCAGTAGATGCAATACTATATGGACCTTCGATGGTCTGTGAATACTGTGATTTTAGCCATAGTTTAGTATCAATGATGCTATATCTTTCTAGCGGATCATTGACATAAAAGAGACCTATGTCGTTTTCAACTGTAGTTGTCATAAAATGTTGTGTGTTTCATATAGAAATATAAAAACAAAACTTGTTGTAAAAAGAAAGGGACCCCGAAGGGTCCCTCTCTACAGACATATATGTGGACGTCGATTATGCTTCGACGATTGAGCCTGTGACTTCGAATGAAGGTGAAGCTTCTGCACCTGAGACTGTGATCTCGTAACCATTACGGTCAGCATACGCTGTACCTGATACTGCTGTACCAGCTGTCATGTATGCACCACGCTCAACGCCTACTGAGAAGTACTTTCCAGTATTGTCTTTGAACACTACAACCATATTGGTTGCTTGTGCCATCAACAAGATCTGATCTCTCTTGGTAGCTTCCATTTTATTGAAAACCATTGTGAGAGCCTGATCGTAGAATACTGTCGCATTCTCTTGTGAAACGTTGATTGTCTCAGTGAAAGAACTAGTTTGTCTAGGAACTTCAAATTCAAAGAAATCAGCTGGCACCAATGCAGATCCACCTACGGTGATTGCGGTGATTGTTCCCGCTGTTTCTGTAATAGACTCTACTGGTCCGTTAGCGATAAAGATTTTATCGATACCTCCATTAGCGTCGTTACAGTCAAGCGTAAAACCACCTGTTAGATTTGAACAAGCCATGTTTCTTTGTATATTTTTAGGTTATCTAGATTACGCTAGGTCGTTTGTACCGAAGACGTTTACTTGGTGTACTGCTACACCTAATCTCCACTTTGCGATGAACTTGACAGTGTCTTCGCCTTGGTCGAAGAAGAAAGTCATCTGTGACATATCGTCTTCTAAACCAGTACCTGCTACGATAAACTCAGCAGGACCTGCACATACGTAGTTAGAGCCAGTCAAACCTGAGCACTTTACAACTTTGATGTTTGCACCTGGTAGGTCAAGAGTACGACCGTCACCTTGCTCGTAGTGGTAGTAGTTTTGTGCTACTAACGCTCTACGTAGAGTGTTGAAGTTTGCAGGAGAAACGATC